AACTTCTGGTTGTGGCGGCAATGGTGCTGGTGGTGGTGGCGGGGGCGGTGGCGGTACTGTACTTAACCCACCAGCCCAAGACGGTGCTGCTGGCGGCGGAGGTGTAGGAATTCTTGGTTCTGGAGCCTCTGGTACTGGAGGCGCTCTTAGAGCAGCAGGCACTGGCGGAAGTGGTGGCAGCTCAGGTAGTACCGGTGGAGGATTTATTGGACTAGGTGGTAACGGTGGTGGGTATGGTGGAGGCGGCGGCGCGGGGCAGCAAGGACCAATTACAGGGTTTGGTGGGGGCGGTGCAGCCGGTGCAGTAAGGATTATCTGGGCTGGAAATAGACCTACCGATGTTTCACGTTCATTCCCATCAACAAACACTGGGGATTTGTAGGGGGTGTTATGGCTTGGTCAGATGTCCTTAAAGCAATCATCCCTATCGTTGTAGCGGCACTGGCTTGGTTACTTGGTCAGGTGGCTAGCTTTAGTGAACGGCTTACTAAGATTGAAGGGCAGATGCCTGCCTTAATTACCCGTGAAGGGGTACCGACTGATAGCCCAATCTCTGCTGAGAGACGTGCTTTACAGAAAGAACAATTGATGCAGCATATCAATGAGCTTCAGGTCAAAGTGCGTTTGTTGGAAGAACGTGAAAAGATGGGGAAGAAGTAATGCTCTCACTACTATCCACACTCGGCGGACTACTAATTTCAGGTTTGCCCAAGCTGCTTGATTATTTCCAAAACAAAGCCGACCAAGCCCATGAACTTGAGCTTGCGAGGATGCAGTCAGAGCGTGAGCTTGCGCTAGCCAAAGAAGGCTACCTTGCCCAACAGCGCGTGGAAGAAATACGCACCGATCAGATCGCCATGCAGACTGATGCTCAAATGACAGTCGCCGCTCTGGATCACGACAAGCAAATCATTGAGAAATCCAGCAAGTGGGTGGTGAATTACATCGGAACCGTACGTCCAAACGTCACTTACTTGCTAATCCTTGAGTTGATTGCCATCAACGCCGTACTTGCCTATTACGTTTGGCAGCATCCACACCTTGTGCAAAACATTGATGATTTGATCCGTGTAAGTACGATCATTTTTTCTGATGATGAGATGGCGATGCTTGGCGGCATTATTGGGTTTTGGTTCGGTTCCCGTAGCTGGCAGAAGAAGTGAAAACAGGTCAGGCTGGCATTGATTTGATGCACAGGTTTGAGGGCAAGAGTCTCAAGCCTTACCTATGCCCAGCCCACATTTGGACCATTGGATACGGCCATGTTCTGTATCAAGATCAGATCAAATTACCCGCGTTGAGAAAAGATGGCTATACCGGCATTCTTCGCAAGGACTACCCACTCGCAGCCCAGGATAATCGCGCTTGGACGCAGGAGGAGATTGATCGCCTTTTTGAGGATGATCTCGTCCGTTTTGAACGCAGTGTACTTAGAATGTCTCCTAATCTTGCTGGCCGTCAGTCAAGCTTCGACGCTGTGGTCAGTTTTGCGTTCAACGCTGGACCTGGGCGTTATCAGAGTTCTACGATAAGAATGAAGAACAACCGCGCCGACTATGAAGGCGCAGCGGAAGCGTTTATGATGTGGACTATGGGCGGTGGCAAGGTATTGCCCGGATTGGTGCGCCGCCGCAAAGCCGAACGCGCCTTGTACCTACGGGGTGATTGATGCCTTTACGCAAACTTCTTTTCAAAAGCGGAGTTAACCGCGAAAACACAAGATACACCAACGAAGGCGGTTGGTATGTGTCCGATAAAGTACGTTTCCGTCAAGGAACCCCAGAGAAGATTGGTGGGTGGATCAGATATTCAGCGAATCAATTCAACGGCGTGTGCCGTAATCTTTGGAATTGGGTTACTAACAGTAGTGCTAATTTGCTGGGCGTTGGTACAAACACTAAATACTACGTCGAATTCAACGGTTCTTACAATGACATAACACCCGCAGGCTTGGCGGCAGGTGCAGAAATAACAACGCCCGCTTCAGGTTGGGGGTTGGGTACTTGGGGTGCTGGAGCTTGGGGGTTTGGTGGCGGGAGCACAACCGAAGCGCGTGTGTGGAGTGCTATGAATTGGGGCGAAGATTTGGTATTTGCTCCGCGTGGTGGGTCTGTGTACTACTGGGATTTTACGTCTGGTTTAGGTACCGCTGCCGTTAACATCGATACACTTTCTGGGTCTACTCACGCTCCAACCCAAGTTAATTACATTTACGTATCTGACATTTCTCGGTTTCTTCTAGCCTTTGGAGCTAATGATCCTGCGGATTCGGTATCCGGTGCCTTTGATCCTATGCAAGTTCGGTGGGCTGATCAAGAAAGCCTAACTGATTGGTACCCACAAATAACAAACCAAGCGGGGAGCTTACGCTTATCCCACGGGTCCAAACTCGTAACGTCTGTACAAACACGTCAGGAAATTTTTACCCTTACCGATTCTGCTGCTTATTCACTGCAATACGTAGGCCCACCCCTTATCTGGGGCGCTCAGCTACTGGGCGATAACATTTCCATCATCGGACCAAACGCCATCATTATTGCTTCGGGTGTGGTGTACTGGATGGGCGTTGATAAGTTTTATGTTTATGACGGTCGGGTGCAAACACTACCTTGCGATTTGCGGCGGTATGTATTTAGTGACATAAATACGGTGCAATCTATTCAAGTGTTTGCAGGTACCAGTGAAGGGTTTAATGAAGTCTGGTGGTTTTACTGTTCCGAGAACAGCACCACGGTAGATCGTTATGTCGTGTTCAACTATCTTGAAAAAGTCTGGTACTACGGCACGATGGCACGAACAGCGTGGTCTGATTCAGGCTTGCGCCCATATCCGCAGTCAGCAGATTATAACAATCGAATCTTGAATCAAGAATTTGGGGTAGATGATCAGGCTGGAGATACCCCCGCCGCTATTGACGCCTATATTGAATCGGCGGAATTTGATTTGGATGATGGTGACCACTTTATGTACGTCTACCGTACAGTGCCAGATTTAACATTTTCTGGTTCAACAGATGGCTCTGATCCTGAAGTCACGTTTAGCATTTACCCCAAGCGCAGTTCTGGTTCTCCTGCGGGTACCCCTGCTTCTGATTCAGTTGTCGCTGCCGATTACCCAGTGGATGAATACACATCGCAGATCTACACACGATTCCGTGCGCGTCAGGCGTATATCAAAATAAGGTCTAATAAGCTTGGGACCACATGGCAGCTTGGTGCACCACGACTTGATATGAAGGTGGATGGACGTGCCACCGGCGCGGGGTCTTCGGCATGACGTATGTTGTTACTACCGACTACAATATTGAGCGCCTTCCTCCGCCCAACTTACCCCTCGCACCCCTGCAATACGACTCCCGGTATCAGGAAGGGTTTAACAACGTTCTGCGTCTGTACTTTAACCGGCTAGACAACTTTTTGGCCCAGCTTATGACATCAACATCATCATTGCCGGTAACCTTTCCGGGGACGTATTTTGATGCGTTTGGTAGGCAGCGTGTTAGCCAACCCTATACGTTGTTTGACAGCCAAAACAGATACGCAGCGGATAACCAATTCAGCGAGTCCACGGTTAATGGGGCATCGATAACTTTCAGCGCAGACGAAGCTGCTGTATTGCTATCTGCTGATACCACATCAGGATCAACCGCAGTCAGACAGTCTTACAGGTCTTTTCCTTACCAGCCTGGGAAAGGATTATTGGTTCTTCAAACCTTTGTCATGGCCGCAGCGCAGACAAACCTCCGCCAGCGTGTTGGGTACTTTAATACGCAAAACGGCGTGTTCTTCCAAAAGACAGCATCAACCAACGCTTTTGTACTTCGCTCTTACGTAACAGGTACAGCATCGGATGCTAGGACGGTTAATCAAGCCGATTGGAATGGCGATAAGCTAGACGGCACCGGGGCATCGGGTTTTACCTTGGACACCACCAAGGCTCAGATTCTTTGGATGGATTTTGAGTGGCTAGGTGTTGGATCAGTGCGGTGCGGGTTCATCATCAACGGTCAATATATTGTTTGCCATACGTTTAATAATGCAAACGAGATCTCCAACGTCTACATGACCACGGCGATTCTGCCTGTACGTTACGAGATTGAAGCGACTGCTGCGCTGTCTACTGGCGCAACCATGAAACAGATTTGCTGCTCTGTTGTATCCGAAGGCGGGTTTGAGCAGACATCAATTGACCATGTGGCTCGTCGCACCACATCGTTTGCAAATATTGATACGGCAGCTTTTTATCCCATCGTATCCATCCGATTGGCATCTGGCAGAACAGGGGCGGTTGTGCTTCCTAATAGGGTGCAGTTCTTGCCGTTAACCAGCCAGAACTATGAGATTGCTTTGTTGAAGAATCCCACGCTAACCGGAGCGACATGGGCGTCCACGGTTTCTTCTGACACAAACGTAGAGTTTGATGTTGCTGCTACGGCTATCTCTTCAACGGGAACCATAGTCCAGACTGACTACATTACTTCTACGGGTAGCGGAGGCACGGCCAATACGGCGGTCGAGACAGGGTATAACTGGGATCTACAGCTTGGTGCAACGCTTGCTGGTGTTAGTGATATTTATACGCTAGGCGTGAGAACAGTATCCGGTGCGACTAAGGGTGATGGCGTTGGTTCCATTTCCTTTTATGACTTAACACAATAAAATACTACCGTGGCTACCACCCTCACACCCGCCCAGCAAGCCGCACTTGCCAAGTTGCAACAATTTCAGCAACAGCAGGGGTTGGAGAATTACATTGCCCAACGCGCCAAACAATACGGTACAACCCCAAAGGGCGCTGCCTCGGAAACCGGCTGGACTGCTGGAGAAACGTTTACTAATCCGTTTGCTGGGTTAACAAAGGATTTTGGGACAAAGTCCGTACCTCGCTACGGCACTGAAGAAGAAGGCGGCAACATTGTAGGACAGGAAGAAGTATCAAGAACTGCAAGCGATCTTCTTCAAAGCACATTTGGTGAACAGCTTGGCCATAAATCTACATTCACCAAAGCTTATAAGAAGGACGATAAAGGCAACCCTGTCGAAGTCGATGTTAACTCCCTCACACCTGAAGAAATTAATTCAGGTAATGTCGTGCTTTATCTGGGCGGCAAAACAGGGGGTACTGAGCGCGAGCGCATGGCGCAAGCCTACATCCCCAAGGGTGACAAACTTATCCCGGTAGGTGACCCGACATATTACAAAGGCGAACACCCCGACGCTAGGAATGTGGCTACGGCGTTAAAAATCGGGTCAATTCTCACGCTGCCTTTTGGTGGTATCGGCGGGTTATTGGGCGGCGTTACTTCTGGCGTAGCCTCTGGGCTTGCATCACTTGTACCTCAATCACTTGCTAACGTCGGTGCTAACGCACTTGTTTCTGGCGTAGTGCAGGGCGGTCTGTCTAAGGCTATGGGCGGTGATTTTAGTAAAGGCTTTAAGTCTGGCGCGGTATCCGGCGCTGTTGGGTCTGGGCTTAACACCTACGCTGGGGATATGTTTAAAGGTCTTGGTGAGTTAGCCACCCCTGCTAAGTCGATTGCCACATCCGGTATTACGGCTGCGCTGACAGGCCAGAAGTTTGATCCAAGTACGGCAGTGAAAAACGCTGCGCTTAATTACGGTTTAGGTAAGGCAGGTTCGTTGACAGGGCTTGATCCCAAACAGCAAGCTGCCTTTATGAAGTTTGCCAATTTTGCAATGCCAATGATTGCGGCGCGGCGTAAGCCCGGAGGTTGAGATGAGTGCAGAAGATATTCAGTTTAATTTGGACAACCCCCCTGTCGGATCGGTTGATTTTGATTTCAGCAGTGATTTAGATTTTTCTAATTTTTCAACACCGTACTCTTCCGGGTTTAGTGATTGGTTATTTAACTTATCTGATGTAGATCAACAGCAGTTATTAGAAGCTTTTGCGCAATCCGATCCTGAATCCTATAAAGCTTTAGGTTCTCCTTTAACTGGAGCGGATCTTGCAGTTGCGTTGGGTGAGGGACGTCCTGTAGGAGAAACTTCTGGAGAAGGTGGATTTACAGCGTCTACAACAGATCAAGCCGCAGCAATGGATACAGCAGGTAAAAACGCTGTGGGGGCTGGGATAAATCTTGGAAGTAAGAGTCCTACTGGGCTTGCCGCGCTTAAAAAACAAATTGCCGATGCACTGGGCGTTAAAGAAGATACGCTTGGTGATATGGCAAAGTACGCTGCCATGCTAGGAGTTGCAAAACTTGCTAAGGATGATGCTGAAAGAGCAAGGAAAGAAGCTAGGGGTGCAGCATTTAAATCCAGTGCACCTGTAACGGCTACACGCACAGCTTACAAAGGCACGCAATATGCTGCGGCAGGGGGCTTGGCTTCTTTGGCTGAAGGTGGTAAAACCAGCTTACCTCCGCGATACCTTGACGGACATACTGATGGCATGGCAGACAATGTTCCGGCACATATTGATCGTAAGCGCCCCGCTGCACTTTCGGACGGTGAATTCGTGATCCCAGCAGACGTTGTCAGTCATTTAGGAAACGGCAACTCTAACGCTGGTGCTAAACGTCTTTATGAAATGATGGATCGTATTCGCTCTGCGCGTACTGGTAACTCCAAACAGGGCAAACAGATTAACCCCAACAGATTTTTGCCGAGGTAATTATGGCTACGAGAGCTGGTGATAAACGCGCCATTGAGGGCGATCCCATTGAAAATATTGTTGCTGATATTAGAGATGTTATAGCCGGTGATGCTCCTGTAGAAGAAAAGATTCAGGTGCTTCAAGATCTTGGGTTAAGCCCATCCACCATCAGTACAGCGCTTGATGTTCCTGTACAGCAAGTTGCTGAAATCGTTGATACTAGCGCAGCCAATGTTGGTGGGGCATCAGGTTTAAGCGGGGTACCGGATCTCAGCGGGGTAGGGCTTGCAGATATTAGTACCGAGGCACTTGCTGAAGCGGCAAGGCGTCTTAATGCTCAAGATTCAGTTACTCCCGGCATTTCTGTAACTGGGAACCCAATTACTCGTAGTAATTACGAGGGTGCTATCACTTCTGTATTTCGCCAAGACTTAAAGCGCGATCCCACACCAGAAGAACTTGCTTCTTTTACAGACAGATATATGTCCGGTGAGTCTTTGGATGATTTGCGTGGAGCGATTCGCGGTAATTACGAGGGAGCTGTAACTTCTGTATTCCGCCAAGCTTTAAAACGCGACCCCACACCGGAAGAACTTACATCCTTCACAAACAGATATATGTCTGGCGAGTCTTTGGATGACTTGCGTGGATTGATTGGGAATATTGGGCGAGTTGCTGGTGCTGAAGATACGTTAGCTGGCGGGGGTCAAGACACGTTAGCTGGTAGTGGTTTGGCAGGGCTACTCGGTACTACTGGGAAAAGCGGTGATACGCGCCTTGCTGGTGAAGATACGTTAGCTGCCAGTGGTGGTAACGATACGCTAACTGCTGGTGGTGGTAACGATACGCTAGCTGCTGGTGGTAATGACACTATAGCTGACGGGGGAGATTTTCGTTACGATCTTGATTATTATGTTGGCGACGATAACGATATAAGAATGAGCACTAACGACGCTACTGCTGACCAGATCAGGCAGTTGTATAGGGATATATTGGGTCGTGAAGCTGATGAGGGGGGTCTCAAGTATTTTGACGAAACCGGCGAAGGAATCGACGAAATCAGTAAAGCCCTTAGATCTTCCAAAGAGTATGGCGATACTCGTGATGCTTCAGCGGATCAGATCAAGCAGTTGTATAAAGATGTTTTAGGCCGTGAAGCTGATGAGGCTGGACTTAAGTATTGGGACGAGACCGGCTTAGGATTAGATAAACTTCGTGAGGAGTTTGGTAAGTACAAGACTGATGATGCTTCTGCTGATCAAATCAAGCAGTTGTATAAAGATTTGTTTGGGCGTGATCCTGACGAAGCAGGGCTTAAGTATTGGGATGAAACCGGCGCTGGTTTAAATGACATCCGCAGAGCACTTGCGTCTTCCGCAGAGGGTAAGAAGTTAGGCGTTCAAGATCTATCCACAATATCCTACGCAAAGCCAGAGGATAAAACGTATTACGAAAGCTTTGATGTAAATAAAGATAACTACATCAGCCCTGCTGAACGTGCTGCGTTTGAAAAAGCTCAGGGGTTAACTAAGACAACGACTGGTGCTACGACTGGTGCTACGACTGGTGCTACGACTGGTGCTACGACTGGTGCTACGACTACGCGCACAGGTACAGGAGTTACTGTTGCTGGAGAAAACTCTGGTTTGCGCGATCCTTATGTTGACTATGTTCAGCGTATGTTGCAACGCGCTTCGGCTGAAGCAGATGTACCGTTTGAGGCGTATTCAAAAACACCTGAACTTATTACGCAGGCAACGTCTGGGCTTAAGAACCTTGTAACCCCCGGACAGTTTACGGCGGGGTCTAACCTTGCTCAAGCCGCTGGTCTGGGTGCACTTACCTATGGGAACTACAAGCCAACGCAATACGCTACGGGGACATTCTCTAACCCCTTCGTGCGCCAGAGCTATGAGGATCAACGACAAGAAGTTATCCAAGATCTTTATCAAAACGTGCTTGGGCGTGCTCCTGAGAGGGGCGGGGTTGAATACTGGCGAGATACGGACAAGACTCCAACGGGTCAATTGTCCCAGCAGTTTTTAACTTCTCCTGAAGCACAGCAACGTCTTGCAGGAATGGGCTATACCTACCAACCTCCGGGTAAAGCGGAAGGTGGAGTTGTCGGTTACCAAGCAGGAGGCGATGTAAACGTAGGTACTGATTCTTCCCAGCAGTCGCCTTATACCAACATGAACTACGGTATGAGTAACTTGCAGCCTATGGTTTATGGTGGGCAGAATGTGACCAATGTGCAGGCTTCCTATATGGACCCGTACATGCAAAACGTCACCAATATTGCTAAGCGCGAAGCGCAACGTGCCTCGGATATTGCAGGTCAACGAGAAGCTGCACAAGCTGTATCTCAAGGTGCTTTTGGTGGCTCACGCTATGGGTTGGTTGAAGCAGAACGTCAGCGCAACTTGGGCCAACAACTCTCGGATCTTGACATCAAAGGGTTACAGCAGGCGTATCAAACCGGTATGGGGCAGTTCAACACCGAGCAAGAACGTGCGTTAAAAGCCCAACAACTTGGTGAACAGTCTCGGCAGTTTGGCGCTGATCTTGGACTTAGAGGGCTTCAAACTTCTATCCAAGCAGGGTCTGCGCTTGGTAATCTCGGTGCCCAACAAAGTGCTGCGGATCTTGCAAGGCTCAGGCAGCAGTACGATACGGGTGCCGCAGAGCGGTCATTTGACTATAACGAGTTTTTGCGTAGTGAAAAGTATCCGTACGAGAATCTCACATTCATGAAAAATATGCTGCAAGGGCTACCTATCCAAGCATCATCAACAGGTATTAGCCCCACAACGGAAGCAATAATGTCTGCACTTGGCTTGGGTAGTTTGCTTAAAGTTGGAGGTTAGTCGTGGCGCAAATTCCTTTCTCCCCTCCACAAGTTCAGGCTGCGCTGCAAAACCCTACGCGCTTCCCTGACCAAAAGCTACAGCAATACGCTAGAGGTCAGCAGCCTACGGGACAGGTCAGCCCTATGATGGCGCAGCAGGAAATGGCGACTCGCAACCAAGAGCGTCAAGCCTTTCAACGTCAGCAAGCTATGCAGAACAATCCTGAAAATAGCCCGACTGTGTTCCAGCAAAAAGATATGCAGTTGCAGCAAGCTATGCAGGCACTGCAACAGAAAGAACAACAGCTTGGTCTAGCGGGGGCCATGCTTGCCAAAAAGCAGCAAGATCTTGCTGCGCGGGAACAAGGGATCGCCGCACTGCCTGTTAACCCTAATATGTTCACCGCTATGGATGGCGGTATTGTGTTCAGGGGTGGCGGCAGGGTTGAAGGGTACGCAAGCGATGGATTGGTGCAAAACCGCAGCATTCTTACCAATGAAGGGCTTGTAGCAGACTTTAAGCGTCTCTTTAATTACTTGGGCGTTCCTTGGACTTCGTTTGAAGAAGGCATGGCGCGAACTAAAGAGGGGCAGGAAGCACTGCGTAAACGTGTTGAAAGTTTTAGTGAAGTTCCATTAACTGGGTCCAGAGCAGAAGCTCCCTCTACGGCGCCACGAGAAGAACCCGCAAAGGCAAAAAGCACTTCGCCTGCATCTGGACAACGCGCTCAAACAACCACAACACCCACCGCAGATTACGGCACGCGCTACATGCGCATGATGGCACCCTATCGCGGAGAATCTGAAGAGCAGCAGGGGCTCGCGTCAAACATTCAGTCAAGTATTCAGCGTGAGATTGCGGCAATAAATAACTCACAGCTTTCTGAAAAAGATAAAGCAGACGCTCGTAAGAAAGTTATTGACGAGATGACCGCTGAATATGGTGAATATACAAAAGGACGTGAAGCCCGTCGTGGAGATATTGCAGAGTCGCTAAGAGGTAAACCTGCCGATATATGGCAGGGAATTGCTGCTGGGTTGCCCACTGAAACTCGCGGGGTGCGTTTGGCTGGGCTGATGGCTGGACTTGCTAAGGGTGTTGCAGGTGAGCGCGGTCGTGCGGATGAACGTGAGCGTGAAGCCAGAATGTTCTTGGCAAAAGCCGCTGAAGAAGACGCTCGTGCAGATCTTGCAGAACGTCGAGGCCAGCGTAAAGAAGCAGATGCCGCAGAACTTCGGGCACAACAGCTTCGTAATGAAGCCGCAGATCGTATGTCTAGGGTCGAGCGTACTGGACGCGAAGGTATTGCTGCGCTGCTGTCTCGTGCCGATAAACGCGCTGAAGATGAAACACGTATGGCAGGTAAGGCCGCAGAACTTACGCTCGGCTTTGAAATGGAGCTTGCCAAACTGCGTGAACAAGCTGGACTGCGTCCTCAAGATGCCACGACACTTGCGCTTAACTGGCTTGCTGGCGGCACCCCTGAACAGAAGAAAGCAGCGGAAATGTTTGTTAACCGTGGTGCGTCTGGACGGGGCGAAATGTCTGAAGGTCAAATTGCCAAAGCCATGCAAGAATTCAATGATCCTCTTAAAGGACCAAAGTTGCGCGAACAGTATGGTAGTGTTGAAAACTATCTTGCGGCGATTCGCGCAACACGTGCAGGTATTGGGCAAGAAACTTCTAAAAGCAATGGAGAGCTTGTTTACGATACTAACAGAAGGTTAATTTCTCAATGAGTTACCTTATTCAGCTACCTGATGGGCGCAGGGCGCGGTTTCCTGACAGTATTCCTTTAGAAGAAGCACAACAGATTGTACGCCGTGACTTTCCAGATTTGTTTCCGCAACAGGGTGGCGTATCTGGGGCTATTAAAAAAGGCGCTGAGTCGCTTGTATCTAGCGGACTTGCGGGACTTACTGGTTTTATTGACCCTGAACGTGCAGCGCGTGAAGCACGTGCGCGAGAAGAAAGCATTTCTCAACGGTATAAAGATGAAGTAGGGCTTGATCTTTTAAAAGAAAAATACCAAAAAGAAGGCTTGTTTGCCGCAGGTAAAGAACTGGCACGGCAAGTACCTATTGCTGTGGCCGAGCAGCTGCCCCAAATCGGCGTGTCGTTAGGTGGCGCACGATTGGGCGCAATGGCGGGGGCTCCTCTTGGTCCCGTAGGTGCTGTCGTGGGTGGTGCTGCGGGTGCAATAGCACCTTCGTTTCTTCAGCAGTTTGGGTCTAATTTATCCCGACAAGCGGCTGAAGGCAAAACAATTGACGCTGCATCAGCGGCTGCATCAGCATCGGTCCAAGCAGGTCTTGAAACTGCCACAGGTGCTTTTGTTCTTGGCAAGCAGATGGTCGGTAAGATTCTTGGGCGTCCTGCTGAGAAAGCACTCGACAGCGCCGCAGGTCGTGCACTCGCTGAACAGAGTTTGAAACGCACCCTAGCTACAGGTGCAGCGCGTGCTACAGCCGTTGAGGTACCCACTGAAGTTACTCAGTCCATGCTTGAACGTTTACAAGCAGGGTTACCGCTACTGTCCGATGACGCATTAAAAGAGTATGGTGATACAGCGTATCAAACTGCGCTTAGCACTCCTGTTTTTGGTGGAGCTGCACGAGTAGGCGAACGTGGCGCGGCACGTGCGCAAGCTGAAGAAGAGAATCGCGCAGCCGCAGCCCAACGCGCCCAACAAGAAGCTGCTATTGCAGAGCAACAACGCGCAGCAGAGGAAGAACGTAAACGCAGTCCTGAATACATGCAGCAGTTGAACCAAGAACAGGTTCAGCTCAAAGATGAGATGCGGCAGATTGGTGATCTGCTGAAAGATAAGACGCTTGACCCAACACAGAAGTTGGAAGCGCAAGATCGCCGTAAAGATATTGGCAAACGTCTCAAAGAAATTAACGATGAGATCCGTACAGTAGTCCCTGCGCGTCCCGTTAGCCAGTTGCTGGCAGAGCGCCAGATGGAGCAGGAAGCCAAAGGTGCGCCTGTTGTTGATGAGTTTGGTAACGTTGTTCCTGGCAAGTTTGTGCCCACATCAGATGTTGATATTGAAGCGCAGATTGGTCCTGGTTACGACACAGAGATAAACAAGCTACGCGCCGCAGAAGAGAAGCGTGTGCGTGAATTACAAGAGTCATTACGCGAAGCGTATCAGCGCAGTGTGGCTGCGGCTGAGCGCAAAGACGCTAAAGAAAAAGCCGAGTACGACAAGTTAATTGCTGGCATCGCCAAGCAAGCTGAAAAGGGTAAAGAGAGACTCGTTAAGGCGCAGATCCCTATGGATATGCAAATGCCTTTTGCAGACGCATACGATGCGCTCACACAAGCTGCGGAGCAAGCGCAGGTTGGGCAGTACGACGAATCTGTTATTGATCAGATTCTTCAAAAGATTGAAAGCGAACAGCCCAAGTCTACTGTGCAAGCACAAGGGGAACTCCCGCTTGAGGATCGTGCCAAATTTACTAGGCAGATTCAAGATCTTCAATCACAGCGCGAGAAAGCTGTACAGGCGCGAGACTCAGCAACGATAGCCACACTTGACGCACAGATTGCTGAACTGCGTCGTGCTCAAGCATCCGCTGCGCCTGACTTTGCTAGTAAACGTGACGAAGTATTTCTTGAGCTTGACAGTATTGTTGACGATTTAAAGAAGCGTCGATACTTTGGCGTTTCTGGCGAAACAGCAGAAGCGTCTTCTCTGGCTGCGTCATTACAAAAGAAAGCTACCGCGCTTAAAGGTGACTACGTCAACACAGTGTTGCAAGAGATTGCACAGACTCGCGCAGATAACAAACAAGTTGGGCTGAACAAAAACGAAGAGCTTGCCGTCAGAGCGCGGCTTGATGCGCTTTTGCAAGAATACATAACGCGTTCACAAGCACTGTCTGCCAGAGAGGTTAGGGACGGGCTTGATCAAGTTGTTGAAAAAAAGCGTGAGTTTGCTCCGCGTGATGCGCAGATTCTGACGCGACTTCAGAATCGTATTAAAGCAAACGCTGATAAAGAACTTGAGCTATCAAACCGTATTGCCAAAGAACCCAACGCAAATAACAAGGCTCAGCTACAAAAACAACTTGACGCGTTGTACGGACAGACTAGTCAGATAACAAATACGTTTTTACAACGTCTTACCGAGCCATTAAAGGTTCGCGTGGTTGATGTGCTGCGTGCCCCGTCAGACACACGTGCACTGAGTGAGCGTCCGTTTGGTGCGCCAAGTCGCGCTGCGGAATTGTTACAAGAGGGACTCAACGAAGTACGCCAAGCATACATGCAGCCTGAACGCACGGCTGCGCCTCAGCTTTTAAAGACGGAATTCCCTGGTTACAAACTTGCACCGGCTGCTAAAGGCGAACCGACCAAGAGTCGCGTGGTTGTTACGCGTGATGAAAAAGAAGAAAAGATAAGTGACACTGGTCGATTACGCAGAAAGATTGAACAGGCAGAGTTAAAGATTGAGCGCGTTCGCGCTATGGGAGAACTACTGCCTGCGGTTGAGTCTGCGTTCGATACGTTTGAGCGCATGGACAAGCCCAGTGAAGCGTTGGTTGATTTAGTGCTTGAA